ACACACTGTTCTTTATAATGAAAGTCCAACGTTTCCAGCAAAGTTAAATTTACATTCACATGATCAATGTTTAGAAGCAGTTAAAACTGCTGATTTAGTAATTTGTTTAATTGATAAACGCTATGGTGGAAATTATAGTGGAAAACTTTTTGATTTAAATTCAGAAGCAGTACAAATTAAACTAAGAGATCAAACACTTTTTTATAAATATAAAGAATTATCTATTACATGGATGGAACTTATAACCGCAGATGAAGCTGGTATTCCTATAATTACGTTTGCAAGATATAAAACTCTTGATGAAAAAGAGGTTAGAAGAAAGAATCACCATGTAATAGATTTCAAACCTGCTTACGTTGAGAAAATACAGATATTTGACTTTTTGGATTGGATTACTCAAAGATCTTTAAATAATTGGATAGTATCATTCTATAATTTTTTAGACTTTCAGGCAAAAATTGAAATTTGTATGAAAGAGTTGGAAAAAAGCATAATTGTTGATAATAGTGAAAAAGATACCAGTCAATTAAAGAAAGTTTTACTTCTCGTAGAAGGTCCGCAAGATAGAGATTTTGTGAAAAACTTAATAAATAAGATGGAGTTAAATATAGAGTTTCTAATAATTCCAACTTATGGAAAATTTTCTCTTTTGAAAGACTTTGATAATCTTATTGTTGATAATTTAAGTAAATTTGATCATATTCTAATATTGCTTGATAGTGACTATCCCAATGAAGAAGATAAAAAATTTAGAGAAAAATTTAATCAATTAGCAAAGAATCATAGCCAAGTTATGTTGTTTTTCGCTATAGAAAATATTGAATCTTGGATAGAATTCGGTTTTGACCAAAGTACATTAGATATTACTCAGCAAATTGATTTAGGAAATAAAAATAAGCGGAAAAAAAATATTCACAGTTTTGTTGAAAATCACTTTGATTTGACTCTTGCTGAAACGAAATCACAAGACTTTAAACAATTTACAGATTATTTAAGACAAATATAACTACTTTCTGAAAGTATTGGCAGGTGAAATTTTGGTAGTGCTTAATTCAAAATCCTTATTATTTGGATTTTCCACTAAATAGTCTTCGATTTAACATACTGGCGATTATATGAAATCAAAAGCTGATGATCCATGAAATGAAAGCATCAGCTTATTGGTATGACTAACGGTAGCTAATCCGCTCTGGTTTAGGTGCTTCATGTCCTTCTAAATAGTGGTCGGTCATTTTCACATTTGCATGTCCAGCCAGTGCCTGTGCGTACTTTTTCCCATACTTCTGCGTGATGTTATAAATGCCCAAGGCGCGTAAGTCATGCAGTGATGGACGTTGGTTTGGTTCCAAATGATCATAAGCACCAGACAGGTCCCGATACTTCTTAAACTGCTTGGTAATGTGATCTTCCGTTACTGCAAAAGGATGCAGTTTCGCATTACGGATTTGCTCATTAATGCGTTCTGGTCGAGTTGCAATAAGGTAAGGGCAGCGCAGCTTCATTGAATGCTCTACACACTGCAGCACAACTTCTCTTAACTCTGGATGCATATCCACTTCAATAAACACAGGCTTGTCGTAATTCAGCGATTTATGCTGTAGTACGGTCATGGTGTTGTCTTTAATGTTAATGCTTGAACGTTCCATGACCACCAGATCGGCACGCCGTTGAATGGAATGCAATGCAAGGTCTATTGCCAGTTTTAACCAGGGCGGACAAACCGACTTCACTAATTCAATCGACTCGTTGGAGTGACGGGTACGCAGCTTTTCAGGTCGTATTGGTTTTAAGGTTTTCTCAGCAATATTGTCTGGTGCCCAGCCGTTGGCCACTAAGTATTTCCAGATGTCGATAAGCTGTGAACGGTGTTTTTCTGCCTGAAAGTCAGTTTGCTTTTTCAGGTATTCTGAAATCATGAGTAGGGTAATATCGGTACAGTAAAGATGCCCCCACATGTCCTGATATTTCCCAATATTCGCCGTGACATTGACCAAAGTATTTTTGGCAAGTTTCTTCTTAGGTAAATGCAGCTTTTCATATTCACCTAAGGCTTGGCCAAAGTTGGGAACACTACTTTGTTTATGTGCTTTTTCTACTGAAGATAGAATTTTAGACACAATGTCTGGGTTACGCTCAAGCACGGTATTGAGTGCCTGAGCTGCCTTAATGGCTTCATTGCGGTCTTTACCTAATGACTTACGCTGTCCGTTTGGTAGTAGGTAGCGGAAGTACATAGTGCCATTGGGCTTTTTGTCTACTTCGACATGGGGAGGTAGGTCCAAGTTCCCCGACTTACGACTTCGAGGAGCCATGTTAAATCTCCGCTAATATTCGGTCTGCAATAGAGTTGCCCGTTTTAGGTGGAGACTCTAGCTCCACCTTAGGCACATCATCTGAATAGTACAAAGGCGCACCCCAAGATGTGCATTCGACATACCATTGTTTACCAATTTTTTTACCACTGAGCCAACCACGTTTTATATGGCTAACCAGTGTGTCACGTTTTGGGCGGGATGCTTCGTCTTGCCAATAGCGTTCAGCAAATACCTTTAGCTTGAGACGTTGGATATTAGATGTCATTTGGAGTTTCCTCCTTATTGGCATAATAGAATTGGAAAACTCTAGATTCCTCTCCATCGTGATGAACTGTGACAGGATTAAGTTGAAATAGCCCGCCGCCAGCATAGTTACAAGGAGAGTTTTTAGAGTAGAGAGAATTCTTTGAACCAAGTAGGCGCCCTATACATGAAAAGGCAACCATAGATTTGTCTGTATCTCCTGCATCTATCCAATCTTGCGTTTTAGTAATATGACCACATGAAGGACATACAAATTGCCACTGGGATGAATCTGAACCAAATAGCTGTGTTGCATGTTCACGCCATTCTTGAACACTTTGAAATTCTGTTTTAATTAGAGAATCCATTTTATTACCCTCCAATTACAACATAGAAGAATTGGATGACTAGCCACAGAGCGAATGCAAGTAGGGCAAACAGGCTAAACTCTTTGGCATTGGTATAAATGGTTTGCCAACGTGACGGACGTAGATCGGCGGTAGTAGGGTGTTGAAAAAGGATAGGCGTCGTTTGACTAGATATAGGCTTTTGTTTCATACTTATCTCGCATTAAGTTGTAAAAGCACCCATGAGTTCGAAGGCAGGGGTGCTTTTTTGTTGTGTACGAGATAAAGGTAAGTTAACTTACCTAAAATGTCAAATAGTAATTTAGCTTACCCAAAGTTGGGCCAATTTTCTGGTACAAGTGCATGTGGAGGTGCCCAAAATGGTTCAATCATACAATCTGTAAACCATTGTTCATTGAAAAGTGCATGTTCTGTAACAATGATTTGAAAATTAGGTACTTCCTCTTTTATAAAATTAATTAGGAACTTGAACAAGTTTTTAACAGCCTGAATATCATCTCTATTATAGTGTTTGTTATCGCGTAAATCAGTTTTGGCTTCTAATCCTAATTGAGGAAAGTATACTTGACTTGGTTGATCAAAAATTATGAAAGATGGAACTGGGCAACTAAAATTTTGAAAATAATAATGAAAAGCTAAAAGAGCAGAAATATGTAAAGCCAGATGATTAGCACCACTACCTATTTTATTCATAGGTATAGATTTTCCAGAAGATCTTGTTGTAATTAAAGTTAAATTTTTTAAATCGAATCTGGTTGTAGAAGTACCATGTTCATAATTTAATAGTTTCAAATACTCGGTAATTTTTAAAGAAATCTGAAAAATAATTGAATCTAATTTCTCTGAAATACTATCATACTCTTCAAGAGCTATTTTTAGATCTGAAAGTTTGAGCTGTTTTTGAATTAATTCTTCTTGAAGGCTTTCAGACGATTTAATATTTATATTCTCGATGAAACTTTTAATTTTTCCAATTAAAATATAATAGTTTGCAAGATCGAATGAATCATTTAAATATGTATTGTTGGCTTCATTGAGATCTGCAAGTTGATGATTTAGTTTGATAATATTTTTATCTATATCATTGATTCTCTTTGATAATTCATCAAAAACTTTGTCTTTATTAAGATCATCAGAAATCTTATTGTAAGTTTTTAGTTTTTTACTAATACTTACCAAGTCTGATTTAACTAATTTAATAATTTCATTGAAACTTTGACTATCTGATAACTCTATATTTTTGAAAGCATTTATTGTAGATAGTCTAGATTCCAATAGTTTTTGATTTGTAAAATAAGTGTCTTTCTCTGAGAAAAATTTTTCTAGTAGAGACTGTTCAGTAATTAATTTGCTTTTTTCCTTTCGGAGTTCGAGAATTTCTCTTTGGATACTAACGATTGCTTCGGAAAAATCTTCTTGAAGATTAGCTTCACTAGTTTTTAATTTTACTAAACTTAAGAGTTTTTCTGGTGATAATACATTTGAAATGTCGATTTTAAAATTTGATGCTTCATTTTTTAGATGATCAAATATTAAATAGCTGCCATCATTTTGTTCATTTTCAATTCTTTTTTGAATCAAATTTATATCTTTTGATAACTGTTTGATTTTTTCGAAGATTATTCTATATTCTAAAGATTCCGCTTTCACGATAATTGGGAAAGTATCTTTAATGGCTTGAGGAATAAAACTTTCTGATTGTCTGTAAAACAAACTATCTTTATTTGCTATTAAAGATTGAGGCTGAAATAAATAAAATTTGGTATGAGATAAATTGATATTAAATGAAGTACGTGTTTGATTAGAATTAACATTCGTATATTCATTTGGAATATTCAGTAAATTATTAAATAACAAGGTTAAAGTATCATCATTAGAGTTATTTTCTAATTCTTTGAAATCACAAGCAGTGAGATCTACTCCTCTTTTTAACATTAACTGGCTACAGCTAGCTTTTCCATTTTCTGGTAGTTTCTTTGCAATCAAGACATCTTGCTCACCTATAGTATAAATTACACTAACCCATGAAACCTTAGACGTGATAACCCCTTCTGCAATTAAACAATCTGATTTTCCCAAGCAATATTCAATAATATTGATAATTGAAGATTTTCCAGTAGAGCTTAATCCTGTAATAATATTTAGCCCATTAATTTTGAAGTTAATACTTCTAACATCACCATTGTGACTATATATATGTATGGATTTAATTTTCATGGATTAATACCTAGCGTAATAAATATACCAGTTACGTCATCTATTTTTGAAATAGAGTTAGAAATAGTATTAGAAGTTTGGAATTCATATTTGAGATTGGTTTTAAAGTAACTTTTATTTAGAAATTTATCATTCAATTCAATTGCGCCGTCTTGTACAGACAAAATTTTAGCTTCGGCAAGGAAAAGTAGGGCGTTGTTAGTGATCTCAATTGAGTTAAAGTAGTTTAATGGGAACGATGAGTAAATATTTCTATTAGATTCAACTATATGGAAAAAATTTTTTCTACTATTATTTAGAAAGCATGATGCATAGTCTTCATTAAGTACTAAGGGGAGAATTACATGTATCAATGCTGGTGGGATACTTTTACCAGATTTTTTTTGATAATGATCAATGAAATTTGCAATAATCAGCGCACAATAAGATGGCGAAAATAAAGCTCTTGATTCACTAGGTTGTTTCTTAAAATCAGTCATTTTATACCTATCAAGGAAGTTTTGGCAGCCAATAGATTAAGTCGTCTTCTTTGTCAGCTAAGATATGAAAACTTCCTCTCGTTACATATTGTTCTGTAACTTTGGGTCTGATAAATATATTTGTGTTCTGAGCCCAACTAAAAATTGCACGTCCAATTTTTAACAATTCAGGTTGTGTAATTTCTTCATCATCAAAATATTGATCATCTTTAAATCGTTCCCATTCATCTATTAGTTTTTTTTCAAATTTTGATATTTCTTCAGATGTTACTAAATTGGATTTTAACCATTCAACTCTTTGATTATAGGCGCGGAAGAAGTCGAAAATAGAGCGTTGAAGTTGGGTGTCTCGTATGCGTATATGTTTCATTTTTTGTACAAAAAGAAAATCATTGTCCAAATAACTTGTTATATCAACTTGATCTTGTGTCAATTCATCAAATGTTATAGGAAGATTATCTACAAAATATTGTTCACTTATTTGTTGAAGTTTTGCACTTATATCTCTAACAATTAAAGGATCTTTTAAACTACCTGTCATTTTTTCAATAACTTTAGAAAACCACCATCCTTCTAATGTTTCGTATACATTATTTCTATATTGTTGGTTCACCGTTCTAAAATAATTATCCATAATGTCATTGGGTATATCATTGATTCTTATTGATTTATCTATAATTGTAATCCTGTTGAATAATTCAATTTTTTTAGAATCTTCTAGTGCTTTAAATTTTTCTCTGATAGGAATTATAGTTTTATTAGTTGAAGTATCTAAAATTTTTTCAATTTGAGTTATATCCTCTAACTGAATAGTTCTCTTACTTCCATCTGTGATGATTTTTAAAAATGAGCTATCAGATACTTCAGCTGTTGTACACAATAAGAAATTTATTGGAGTAGTGATAGTTTTTATTCTATCGATCCAGATATTGACTGATTTCCAGAAATCAACTGAAAGGTCTGTAAGAGTATCATTAATCTGTTTATGCTTTAATGATAGTAATTGTTTCCCATCCTTTGTATTAAGCTCTATATCATCTAATGCTTCAATATGGACTTCGCTCTCTTCATTGATTTTAAATGACTTGAGAAGAGCTAATCTTATTTGGTAATCGTAACCAATACTTGATGCAGCAGCAGCATAAGGATTATTTTTCAAAATAGTTTCCCCTCTATGAATTATAATGTGACATCTTTATAAATTATAATTATACATCTCTATAAAGGCCCACAACTTTTCCGACCAATTTACATCCATCTTCTAACGCTATAGCTTTTTCCAACCATTCAGGATTTAGCGGCTGCAAATACATGTTGTCAGTCTCAACAATTAACTTCTTGAAAGTAGCAGCTTTACCACCCTCACTCGAAACAATGACTAGATCTCCAGTTTTTAAGTCACTTACTTGAAAGTCAGGATTCACATAAATCTTATCGCCAGGGCGGAAGTCTGGAAGCATGGACTCTCCAGATACTTCTAGTCCGTACCCATGTTTGCCACATTTCGGGTTTGGGGGTAACCATTCTTCAAACTGTGTACCCGCAGGCACAGCTTCTACACTAGTCCAAGTACCAGCTTGAACCCATGAAATAACAGGAATTAATCGCCCTGAAATTTGAAAAGGCATGGATACATTTGAGTCAGACTTATCATTTGTGTCCCCATTTAATAAATATGCAGGAGATACGCTAAGTACTTTTGCTAGTGCCATTAAACTTTCATGTTTAGGAAGATTGTCGTCTTTTTCCCAATAAATAACGGATGTCTTAGACACGCCTATCGCATCAGCAATTTGTTGTTGCGTAATTTTTTTATTTTTTCTTAGTTCTTTCAGGCGAGTTCCTAAAGTTTCCATAAATTTTTGCCCATTTTCAATGTAAGGAATCTTACCATTTGACTAGGTAAGTTTTATGTTATTTAATAAGGTAAGTAAAGTTACCTAATCGAGTGCAGTTAATGACAAAACAAGAAGCATTAGAGCTTTTGAATTGCAACGTTACAGACTTAGCTTTGAAGCTAGGAATTAGCTCTCAAGCAATCAGTCAATGGTCAGAAAATAAAATTCCACTTGTGCGTGAATATCAAATAAGAGATTTGGCCAAAGGCTTATTACCTTTAAAAAGAAGTACATCAATAAATTAAGCCGCATCAAATATAAAAACACGTTCAAAGGAACCCGTTATGAACATATTAGATGCTGCTTACCACACCGTGCACGACTACAAAGGTGGAGCAAATACACTCGCACCTCGTATGGGTATCAAAAGTCCCGCCGTGCTCAATAGCAAAGTCAATCCAAATACAGACACCCATCACTTAACGCTGCTAGAAGCATCCAAGTTGATGGCGCTGACCAATGACTACCGAATACTACAAAGCCTAAATGCCGTACACGGCAAGGTCGCTATAGATCTGCCCGATATACCAGAAAACCGAGATACAGCACTCACAGATTTAGTGCTGAGTTTTGGCATGAAAGGCGGAAACGTCTACACGCTGTTTAAAGAAATGATGGCAGACGGACGCATCACACGCGGGGAAGCCATAGACATGTCTAAGGTCATTCACCGACTACACGAAATACTTGCCGAACTGGACGCACAAATACACCAGTGCGTAGATGATGAATAAGAGGAAACCCATATGAGTTTAGATGCAACGATTTGGGCTTGGAGAGCGGAAGTAGAAAGTTCTACACAACGCCTCATATTACTTTCACTGGCAGACCGCGCAGGGGAAGACCACAAATGCTACCCAAGCATTATGCGAATGGTTAAAGACACCAAGATGAACCGCAAAACCATCATCAAAGTTTTAGACGACCTAGAGAAAAAAGCCCTGATTAAATATACAGGGAAGATCGTCGGCAACGGCGTAAAAGTTTACCAACTGCTGGGCGTTGTCGGGCGGGAAGATGAGCCAACCAGTACCAAAAAGGGGACTAGTGGTAAAAACGGGACTAGTTCCAATTTAGGTACAAGTTCCAATATTGGGACTAGTACCGAAAACGGCACTGGAACCAGTCCCGAAAACGGTACCGAGACCAGTACCGAAATTGGGACACAGAATCTCCCAAGGAATCTTCCAATAGAATCTAAAAACAAAAAAGATTGGCTTTGCTTCAAAAAACTTCGTGAAGAAATTTCTTTGGCCGATGACAGCATCGATCCAAAAACCATCCTGACAGCGAAATGGGCAGAACGGGAAAAACGAGCATTCGAGATTTACAACCAAGACAAATCCCTTTGCGATGAACTCATGAACTTCCACTTTGCAGATTGGTTGCTGAACGCATATCGAAGCAAGTACTCCCAAGAGACCAAAGCGGGATACAGCAAAACACCTACAGCCAATAACCCAAAACACCTGACTGAAAAACAGATAGCCACTTTCGCACAGAAACTTGCTCACCATCCTGAATTTTCAGGCAAGTACAGCGAACCAGGTGAGTCCTTTGAAAAACTTGCAGCACGCATCGCCGTAAAACTTGAAGATCCAACCCAAGCCAAAAAATGGGAGTCCTACCTGAAACAGGTCGGCTTCAGTGGCAATTTGAAGGAGGCAGCATGATTCCACACGGCGCAACCCACATCGAAAATGATGGAACCTTTTGGAATTGCACCAACGGCGTTTGGACTTACTGGAGTGAAGTCTTTGGATGGTGCGGATACATCGGGGCAGTCAATCAGATGTTTCTGAATAACAAAAATGAATTGGGGACAATGTACGCATGAAAATCATGATTGGGATTGATACAGGGGTGAATACTGGCTTCGCCGTTGCTGCTGATCGTGGCAATGGTGGTGAGCTAGAACAGGTAGAGTCTTTATCGATTACACAGGCAATGGAGAAGGTAAAGGCGTTAATTGAAGAATGGGAAATAGGTAACGTCTGTTTATACATTGAGGATGCTCGGCAGCGCACTTGGTTTACGGGTGGTCGTGAAAAGGCACAGGGTGTTGGATCGGTCAAACGTGATGCACAAATTTGGGAGGATTGGTGCAAGGAGCAGGGCTACACCTACAAGATGATTCACCCAGCAGCCAATGCCACTAAAAAGAAAGCGACAGACTTTAAGCGTATGACTGGTTGGGTCGGTCGTACCAATGAACATGCGCGGGATGCAGCGATGTTGGTTTTTAAAAGATTTGCGAAGTTTTGAGGGGGAATGGGATGAATGTAGTGGCAAAGCAAGAACATATTTTACAGGCAGTCGATTGGACACGTTTTGATTTAGAGGGGTGGTTATATCAATTTGGTGCTTGGATGAATTCCGTATCTGTTACATGTGGGAAGAGTATCAATCCAATTGCTATAGCGATGGATAGCGCTGTGAAAGCGCAAAAATATAAGAAGCTGACTAAAGCGCAGCAACAGCAGATTATTGTGGATTACTTAACGGGTGATTTTGAACCACCAAAGTCACGACCTAGCAAACTAACTTGTCAGATTGATGATAATGAAGCCCGCGCCGTACAACGTCTAATATTAGATATGCTTGGTCAGTCTGAGATTATGGATGATTGGATGGATGCAATTATTGACCGTTACTTTTATAGCAACTCATGGGCTGAGATGGTGACAGATGAACGAAGCCAGATGGATGCACGTATGGATGTTAAATGTGGCTTGGCTGCGTTGCATGCGCGTTATAGTTTTATACCTATAAGAACTAAATAACGCTTTGTTAAATTTTAAATTAATGCATTAGAATTGTGTGAAAATATTCAATGAATTAATCATATGGTTTCTAATGCTAAAAGCTTTTTTAATAAAGCTAATTGGGTTCTAGCTTTTGGTTTAAGTATATCTAGTACACAAATGGTAAAGGCTGAACTTGTAGAGTTATCCCAAGCAAAGAATAGTGTTGATAGGATTGAGCAACTTACTCAAACTTTATCTGATGGAACTTACTCAACAGAAGCCAATGATCTGTATCGTGATTCAAATATTATTCTACGTTCTACTCAGAATGAGGATTCTGCGGTAATTGTAAAACCCGAGGATTATGCAAAACTAAAAATAAAACCAATTTTCTCGGATTCAAGAGTTGTCTATCTCGCCAAAGATGATGTTTATTTTGAAATAAAAAACTTCCCCAATAATATCTCCATGTATTACAACATTGACAACAATTATGCGATTGTCTTGGATAACGACAATGAAAAACCGTATGAGAATAGTTGGAAAGTTTCTTGCTCAAGAGATTCAATTACTGATGAGAAGTCATGTGTTATGGGTAAGTTTGCATTAGGTATTATTAAGTCTTCTAAAAGTGGAACAATGCTGACTGTTTCTTCAGACATTAAAAAATTAAATTTATATAAGTTCTCATATATAAGGATTGATAAGAATCAACACCACAAAACGAAAGGAATATTTTTGCAAAATTCAGCAACTAAAATAATTAACCAAATGCGAGTTGGGGAAACCGCATTTACGAGATTTAATGAGTGGGATGGAGAGGAATACGAGGAGGTTATATCTTTGTGGGGCTTCTCTGTTGCTTATGATCTGATGGGTAAAATGTATAACAGACTGAAATAGTTCCACCTTTGAGTATTGACCCTGTACAAGCAATATGGCATATTTCTGCTATAGTGGACGAAGTTATAGCGATTCACTAAATATTTAAAAGCTCATCAAAAGATGGGCTTTTTTATTTTTGTTGAAATGGTATATTAAAAATAAGTTGGCAACTCGCTAAGTGGGTCAGTTTAGCAGGCTATGCTTGTGACACTCCCATCATTGGAAGAAGTTGTAAAAGCTCATCGAAAGGTGGGCTTTTTTGCATTCTGAAATATGAAATTTTTATGAATATGTATTTTAGATGCATTTTGGTATTGCAATCCGTTTAGATTTTCTGCAATATCCGCATCAGATTTAGTAGATAGTTCCCTGACTAATCTTTTAGATTTTAATAGCCTACAATACAATTTGTGGGCTTTTTTTATGGCGGCACATTTATTCGTAGTGGTTTAAATTGAATGCCGCCACCTAGATTCTAATTAGGGATAATTCATTAAATACTGGTTTGTTTTAATTTTTCACAAAAAAATCACGAACAAGTATGCATGATTACTTCTAGAAAGAGCTGTAGTTTCTAAATGACCCTCTAAGGTCCTTGGTTTAAGCCCACATCAATCTACTGCTGAAGTGGGCTTTTTTTTGCATGGAGAAAAGTAATGCTCCGATTCTTGATGTGTTTGTTTGGATTTCACGGTGCGACAGAGATTGATTACACAGTTGATGATGAAGAAATCAAAGCGTGCCGAAATTGTTTGAAAGAAGTTAAAGACTAGCCGAACGTATTACGGCACATAAAACCCCGCTCAATTCTAGATATTGGCGGGGTTTTTCTTTTCATATTTGTGGTGTCTATGACAGATAAAGTACAAGCTAAACAAGACCTTGGATTTTGCAGCACTGAGCAATCTTAGTACCAGAGCATAAGACGCTTAGGTTTCACTCGGAATGAGTTGCTGGCGATCGACGGGATTATTATTAAGTTGAAAGAGCGGATTAAGAATTTGCAGGCAGCGTTGTATTGGAATTAAGAGGATCTAAATGTTTTTAAAGGACTGTATTTAAAAATATATAAATGAATTATAGTTACAATTCATAAACAAATGGATTTAATAATGAAACGATACGGCATAGCATTAGTGTTTTTGTTTACGATTGGGGGCTCAGCTGCTTATGCAGGAGTGTCAACAGGTCTAGGGGATACGCGCACAGAAGCTTGTGCCAGTGCGAAATCAAAAGCATATGATTTAAGTGATGATGTTTCTAGTTCTTGTGATTGCTCGGAAACATCATATGGTGGTTTGATTTGTTCAGTTGATTGGGATTCTAGATACAGTGAACCATCATATGAAAGCTCTTATCCTGATGAGAGGTCTTCGCGCTATAGTTCAGATGATGAACCAAGTAGATTTGAGCAAACAACACAACCAGGACAGCGGTTTGTTCCGGTACAGATACCACAAAGAGGTGGATATACCTTAGGTGGTATGCAGTAAAAAATTATTATGTGAACTTTAAGCCACCTTCGGGTGGTTTTTTATTGCCTGTAATTAATCACACGAGGTTGCTCATGGATAAAGTTGAAGCTCAAAAGAATTTGAAACGCTACAGAGAGAACATTCAAGGCGCATCAATGATTCATCCATGTGATATGCCTCAGAAGCTAATAGATGAAATCGCCGTATTTATTCGGGAACAAAAACGATTGGTTAAGAATTTAGAAAGCAATCTGGAATCTACCAAATGACCTGTCAAGGCTGTGAAGCCCGCCGTGAATGGATGATTAAACATGCAAGACAAGCAAAAGAAAGAATGCAACGGGTGCTCATGTCACTTGGTGTTGGAACAAAACAATCAGTTGATTCAATTGATCAGCCAGATGGTACAGATCAACAACGAACAGACAGCACAAATCAATGAGCTTTTGATTCGATTGGAAGATGACGCAGAAGAGCCAAGAAGCTCACGCAATTTGGATGATTAGGTATGGCGAAGTTACCAAGACTACAGACCAGACTTGAAACGGTAATACCTAAGCAACCAAGACCACAGAAGAACTGGGGCACTGGTCGTGGTGGTAGACCATGGCGAAGACTTAAAGACAAGATTCATCTGCGTGATGGATGGACATGCCAGAGCTGCAGTCGAGTAACCACTGAGCTTGAACTGGACCACATCATCAATGTTGCACAAGGTGGAACGGATGATGAATCCAATCTTCAATCGTTGTGCCCAGAATGCCATAAGAAGAAAACGCAAAAGGAGAGTCGGCAATGATTAAAAAGGAAGACATCGTTGTAATAAGTGGTTCTTGGACTGACTTGATGACTGTTATGAAAGTTGAAGATGACAAGGTTTTCTTTGCTACTGGAGACTATGCTGATCTTTCAAAGGTTCGCCGTGCAAGTGAAGAAGAAATAGCATGTGGAAATAAGCTTGATTAAATTAAGTAGATGGAGGGGGGAGGTAAAAAGTTCAAAATCATTTATCAGCGGACACCACCGCCCATCTCACGTATAAAAAAATTTCCCATTTTAGTTAAAAGTTAACTTTTAGAGTTAAGGAGTCGCAATGGCTTTAACAGCAAAAATGAAAGCTTTTGCTCAAGCTGTTGTTGATGGTATGAGCAATAAAGATGCTGCAATTTCAGCAGGATACAGTGAAAAATCTGCAATGCAGCAGGGTTCAAAATTAGCAAAAATCCCTGAAGTAATTGCATATATAGAACAATTTAAATCAGTCAAAAAGTTAACTTCTAAATCTGAAAAGTTAACTCCAGAAAAACCAAAAGTTAACTCCGTGGATAGTGGGGAAAATGACAACCCTTTGGATGATGAGAACTATGCCAAAGATGATCCACTCCAGTTTCTTATTGATGTGATGAATAAAAGCGATGACATGTTCATGCGGGTGAATGCTGCTAAGGCTGCATTGCCTTACGTGCATGGCAAGGTTGCTGACAAAGGCAAGAAAGAATCCAAAGCAGAAGAAGCTAAGAAAGCCAGTCAAACTGGAAAGTTCGGCACTTTGAATAATCAACTACCGAGTTAAAACATGACCGCAATGCTCCCAGAATGGACAACAGCTTGCCCAGACTGGGAGGAGCGTATTGTCAAAAAACAGTCGCTCATGCCATGTGCACCATTATTTTCTCAAGTGGCAGATGTTGCAGAGCGCATTTTTAAAGAGCTGATTCTTGTTGATGTGATGGATAGCCCAAAGATGGGTGATGTCACACTGGATTGGGTCATTGAATTTGTCCGTGCAATTTTTGGGGCATACAACCCACACACAAAACGCAGACTGATTCGAGAGTTCTTTCTTCTGATTTCCAAGAAGAACACAAAGTCTACGATTGCTGCAGGTGTGATGTTGGTTGCGTTGTTGTTGAATGACCGACTTTCAGCAGAACTTATTATCATGGCACCAACGAAAGAAGTTGCAGACAACTCTTTCAACCCGATCCGAGACTTCATCAAAGCTGATGAAGAGCTCAGTGCAATGATCAATATTTCTGAGCACACTAAAACAGTTACTCACTTGGGTACAGGTGCCACGCTCAAGGTTATTGCTGCGGAATCTAATGCTGCGGCAGGTAAGAAAGCCTCAATCATTTTGATCGATGAGGTTTGGCTTTTTGGTAAACGTGCCAATGCGGAATCTATGTTCCGTGAAGCAAAAGGTGGACTAGCATCACGACCTGAAGGATGTGTGATTTATCTGTCTACCATGTCAGATGAAGTGCCATGCGGGGTATTTAAGCAATTACTGGATTATGCCCGTGATGTAAGGGATGGAATCAAAGAGGATAAAGCCTTTTTACCGCTGATTTATGAATTCCCTAAGCATCTGGTGGAAGCTGGTGAGCACTTAAAACCAGAGAATTTCTACATCACCAACCCTAATTTGGGTGCTTCGGTTGACCTTGAATACCTGATTTCAGAGTTCAACAAGGTTAAAGATGCAGGTGAAGAATCACTTCGAGACTTCCTTGCAAAGCATTTGAACATCGAAATCGGCATGAACCTACGTGCAAACCGTTGGGCAGGTGCTGAATATTGGAATCAGCAAAAGCATGTATTTAGTCTTGAGCAATTGATTGAACAATCAGAGCTGATCACCTTGGGGATTGATGGTGGTGGACTCGATGACTTACTTGGTTTTGCAGCCTTAGGCCGGTTGAAGAAAGATCCACGTATTTGGTGGCTCTGGAGCAGGGCTTGGGCAAATAAACTTGCCTTAGAACGCCGTAAAGAGAACATTCCCAAATATAAAGACTTTGAGAAAGAAGGGAGCCTTGTTGTTGTCGATAAAGTGGGTGAAGACATTGATCAGTTGGCGCTAATCGCAAAGCAAATTTATGACAGCGGTAAGCTCGACAAAATTGGACTAGATCCGCAAGGTCTAGGTGGTCTTATTGATGGATTAACTGGTTCTGGCATCCCTGAAGAAGTTCTTGTCGCAGTACCGCAAGGTCATAAGCTCATGGGCTATATCATGACAACCGAGCGTAAATTAGCAGAGGGCAACCTTTGGCATGCAGGGCAACAACTTATGGTTTGGTGCGTAGGTAATGCACGAGTCGTGATGATTGGTAATGGGATGCGAATCACCAAGCAGGACTCTGGTATTGGCAAGATTGATCCCGTGATTGCGATGTTTAACGCTGTGGCATTGATGAGTCTTGCACCTGAAGCAAAGAATTTTGACATTGACGGGTATTTAGAGGATGTCGTGATAGCATGAGCGATTTACAAGACACGGGTTTTTGGTCCCGTTTCTGGTCACGATTGACTGGAAGAACCCAATTGAAAAAGGGGGATACTTCATATCCTTTTGATAGCTACATGTCATCTGGTGGAGCGGTCGTCAGCCCTGAAACAGCCTTAAAGCTTTCAGCAGTTTGGGCATGCGTGAAATTGCGTGCTGAAACCATCTCAACACTACCATTGCATTTATATGATTCAAATAAAAAGATCGCCAAAGATCATGGTCTTTACCGAGTTTTACATGATTCGCCCAATGCAGATATGTGCGCAAGTGAATTTTGGCAGATCCAGTCTGCATGTTTAGATCTATGGGGTAATGCCTACAACTATATTGCTCGTAGAAATGACAAAAGCATCATCTCTTTGGAGCCTCTTTTTCCGAGTGAAATGGTGGTGAAGCGCAGTAAAGAAGGTGCTTTGGAATATCACTACACTGAAAACGGCAAAGTGAAAGTCTATCGAGAAGATGAAATCCTGCATTTCAAAGGATTCACTTTGGATGGCTATGTAGGGCTGTCTGCTATTCAATTTTTTGCACAAACCATTGGCATGCAATTCGATGCCAATAACCAAGCACAGGACTGGTTCAAGAATGGCCTCAAGGTTGGCGGATTCTTGGAAACAGGCGAGTCAACCTTAACCAGTGAGCAGCGCACACGAATGCGTAACCACCTAGCAGAGTTCAGTAAGGCTGAAAATGCAGGGAAATACATGATCCTTGAGGCGGGAATGAAGCTTGCCTCAGCCAGTAGTATTCGAATCAATCCGGTAGATGCTCAACTTTTAGAGTCTCGCTACTTTGGAATTGAGGAAATTTGTCGAGCATTTGGGGTTCCACCGCAATTGATTGGACATACGAATAAAGCAAGCTCTTGGGCATCTAGCCTTGAGCAGACTAATCAAGGTTTTTTGACCTACTCACTGAATCCTCAATTGATTCGATATGAGCAAACCATTTCTCGCAAATTGCTATTGCCGCAGGACAAATACAAATATCGCCCTAAATTTGTGGTAGATGGTCTATTGCGTGCAAATAACACAGCAAGAGCAGATTTCTACGTGAAGATGACCCAAAACGGGCTATATACCCGAAATGAAGTACGTGAGCTTGAGGATATGCCACGTGCTGAAGATCCAACGGCAGATCAACTCATGGTGCAAATGCAAATGGTGCCTTTGGGACAAGAACAGGGGAAAACAAGTGAATAGAAAAAGTTTTAATTTAGCAATTAAAGCCGTCCAAGAGGACGGTTTTTTTTCGGGCTATGGGGCGGTTTTTGGAAATATCGATTGGTACAACGATGTGATTTTGCCAGGGGCTTTTAAAGTATCCCTCGATAAATGGAAAACCAAAAATAAATTTCCACCAGTGCTTTGGAACCACAACGACAGCGAACCAATTGGGATCTACACCAACATTTACGAAGACGAAAAAGGACTATTCGTTGAAGGGAAATTGCTTATTGATGATGTGCCGAGAGCTAAATCCATACATGCACTTCTGAAAGCGGGTGCCATTGATGGTTTAAGCATTGGATATTCCACCAAGAAGGCAAATCAGCAAGGCAATGGGATTCGAGAGTTGATCGAGGTTGATATTGGTGAAATCTCTATCGTGACTCAGCCAGCCAATGATCGAAGTCTGATTACTTCGGTCAAATCCAAATTAGATGAAGGCGAACTGCCGACGTTACCAGAATTTGAAAAATTCTTGAGAGAGTCAGGATTTTCAAAATCGCAATCTACTGCCATCGCTAGCAAAGGGTTGCGCTCTCTTCTGAGCGAGTCAGAGGAAGAAATCAAAGAAGCGAAATCAATTTCAAATGCTTTAAATATCTTAAAAGGAGTCAGCAATGCCTGATCAGAATTTAGAACAACTCGCTCAAGAGTTTAAAAAACAAGTTGATGAAGTCAAAGGAATCGCTGAAGACTTCAAAGGTAAGCGCGAACATGGTGATAAAATTGCGGAAGGTGCCAAACAGGCAGCCGATGAAGCGATTACCAAGCTGAATGAAACCAAAGCGCGTTTAGATGAACTCGAGCAGAAAATGGCTCGCCGTCCGAGCGATACACCTGAAGAATTTAAGTCTTTGGGGCGTCAGTTTGTGGAAACTGAGCAATTTAAATCATTGCAAGGTTCAGCAGGACAGCGTGGTAAAGCAAATCTTGAAATTAAAGCCACGATTACTTCTGCAACAACAGATACAGCAGGTGCAGCAGGCGACTTGGTTCAAACTACTCGCATTCCAGGAATTATTGCTCCACCAGATCGTAAGCTTACGATCCGTGATTTGCTCATGCCAGGTCGTATGGATGGCAACACATTGGAATTCGTACAGGAAACAGGTTTTACAAATGCCGCAGCTATAGTGGCAGAAGGCGCAGTAAAACCGCAGTCCGATATTAAATTTGACTTGAAATCGACAAATGCAAAAGTAATTGCACACTTCATGAAGGCATCGCGTCAAATTTTGGATGATGCATCGCAGTTACAGTCTTATATTGATGGTCGCTTACGTTATGGCTTGGCGTTTAAAGAAGAACAGCAGATCTTAAATGGCGATGGTACCGGTCAAAACTTACTGGGCATCATTCCACAAGCAACAGCTTACGTGCGCCCAACAGGTGTCACTACGACTGCAGAAAGTAAAATTGATACCTTACGCTTTGCGATGTTGCAAGCAGTCCTTGCCGAATACCCTGCAAGTGGACACGTATTAAACCCGATTGATTGGGCTGCAATCGAAACACTGAAAGACACTTCGGGCCAGTACATTATTGGCAATCCACAGGGAGCATTAAACCCAACTTTATGGAAATTGCCAGTTGTAGAAACCCAAGCAATTACAGTGAATAAGTTCCTGACGGGCGCTTTCTCTATGGGGGCTCAACTGTTTGACCGCTGGTTATCTCGTGTTGAAGTTGCGACAGAAAATGAAGATGACTTCATCAAAAACTTGGTAACGATTCTTGCTGAAGAGCGCTTGGCTTTGGCGGTGTATCGTCCTGAAGCATTCATCTATGGTGACATTGTTCCTGTACCTTAATCGATTTAAATAAGGGGTATTTAGCCCCTTATTTTTGGAGTTTAAAATGGCAATTTATACAGTTAAGCGCGAGCACTATGGCGATAAATTCTATCGTACAGGTGAACAACGAGAAGCCAATCCTAATGATGTAAAGCATTTAGTTGCTAAAGGGGTATTAGCGGAAGCTTCTGAAGTAGTTGAGCCAAAAGTTAAGAAAACACCAGCCAAGCAGGTGAAACCAGATGATCAATCTACAGAAAGCTAAAAAGCATTGTCGAGTTGACGATGACACTGAAGATGATCTTATAGAGGGCTGGATTGTTGAAGCCAACGTCGTAATTCAGAACGATCTAGACCGTAAGATTATTGCAGATGAAGCAGACCGAATAAATGAAACAGATTTGGTTGATAACGAGGCATTAGATTCTGCACGCCTTATCTTTGTTCAGTACCGTTACAGCCGAAGCTTAGAAGGTAAACCTCAAGCCTACTGGTCCTTATTGCAAAAGTTCCGAGAAATGGGGGTTTAGTTTATGGACTTGACCCAAGAACTCTGCCACCGAGTCACAATCCAGAGCAAAACAGTCACTTACGATGAAAACAACTACGAAACAGAAATGTGGGCTGAGTTCAAAAAGCTTTGGGCTAAGGTTGAGTTTTTATCAGTTAAAGACTCAATCAATGCCAAGGCTTCGGGTTCACAAACCACCGCGCGCCTAAAGCTGCGTAAACGTAGTGACATTACTACAGATATGCGTGTGCTTTGGGATGGATATACATTCCAAATTGTTTCACCACCTAAGCCCGACAATGTGAACGGTAAGATCTACATGACGTTGGAGCTTGCGGTATTGGAGTAGGTCATGGTTATTGAGATTGAAATAACGGGAGTGGATGAAATTGAGCGAAAGCTGAGAGCATTGGCTAATCCACGTTTAGCAAAAAATGCTGCAAAGCGTTCAGCGCGTAAAGCCATGGCAATTGTCCGTGATGCAGCCCGTAGCAATGCCAAAGGAATCGATGATCCTGAAACTGCTGAGATGATTTGGAAGAACATTGCAATTTCGCCTGGAAAGACGCGAGACCAAAACGCAATAGTAATGCGCGTGGGCGTAAACGGTGGTGCAGGTGCCAATAAGCACAGCAAGAATATTGTCGTGAAAGAGCGAAGAAAAAAAGGTGAGGCCGCACAGGTATTGGAAGACAACACCATAGCTCTTCCCGGGGGGAACACTCGCCATTTTAGGTATGTTGAGCTGGGTACATCGGAAATGCCACCAACTCCATTTATGCGACCTGCTTTAGAAAACAACATTCAGGCTGTGACAGATTCATTTGCACAGAACTTTAGTACTGAGCTTGATAAGGAACTCGCAAAACTATGAACATCCTTCCAGTGGTTCCAACATTAAAAGCAGATTCAAATGTCACAGCATTACTAGGGAATAACCCCTTAAAAGTGTTTGAGGATATTGCACCAACAGGCACAGCATATCCTTATGCAGTTTGGTCGGTTGTGACTGCAAATCCTGAAAACAACTTGGACAGTGCAGCAAATATTGATCATGTGTCTTTCCAGATTGTTGTTTATGACAGCAATCAAAAGCGAGCTTACGATATTCGAGCAGCCATTCGTACTGCACTTGAACCATATTGTTATGTGACCAGTATTCACCCCAACCATTTTGAGCGAATTCTCGATACTAATGTTTTTGGACGTGGGTTTGATGCGAATTGGTGGCTAAACAGATAACAGATTTATTTTCCAACTTAACCGCCTTAAAGGGCGGTTTTTTATGCCTAAAAAGAGGAGTAGCTACTCATGGCACGTATTAAAGCGCAACGTACGCAAGTATTTGCTGTTATCGCAGGTGCAGTTGTACGCTTCAGTTGCCCTAAAGCATTTACTTTTGGAGAGGATTCCTTTTCTAAGATTGATGCAACTTGCTTGGATTCAGACACGAAGGATTATGAGCGCGGTTTACGAGATCCTGGTGAAGGTTCCATTCAGATTGACCTAGATGATGAAAACGCAAGCCATTTACAGCTTATTGCGTTAGCTGATTCTGGTGAAAAGGTTGAGTGGTATGTTGGTTCCAGTCATAACCAAACACCGCCAACTTATGATGTTACGACAGGTATTGATCTACCTGAAACACGAATTTGGTGGTCTTTCCAAGGCTACTTAAACCCAGCAGCACCAACCGTTGAACAGGACTCATTGATTGGTTACACCTTCACCTTGGTACGTACATCCGCTGTCATCACAACCCCGCGAGTGATTCCATAATGGCTAAAACAAATCTTAAAGCCCTTCGAAAGGTTACCCAAAGTGGTGCGCCAATTGAGCGAACAGTAACATGGAAGGTATTTGCTACAGAAGAGAACCTTGAAGACCTTAAAGAGCTTACGGGTAAATCGGAGGTGACTGTCGGTGATGAAGTTGAACTTGAAGGGCAGGTCTTTATTAAGCGACTTTCATTCATTGCTCAGCAAGAAGTAGCAAAGGCTTTTGAATGGGATGTCGTGACAAACCCAGATGACCCAGTTTTAAAAGAAATCAATGGTAGTCGTTTGGTCGCTTCACGTTTGATTGGTTCGATTTGTGAAGATGGGAAAGGAACGCCGTTCTTTACTTCGCTAAAAGATGTCTACGATTCCGATCCGAAGTTTATTGATGCTGTTTATCAAGAGGCTGACAAGGTAAATAACTTTACGGGAAAGTTACTGAAGAAGAATTCGAGCGAAATGAATTCTGGTGCGAACTCGTCCTCAACGGAATCGGTGGAAGAACCATTGAAGAAGCGCAAGCAAACATAAACAATGCTGAACTAAACATTTGGAGAGCCTACCGTAAAAAGTATGGCTCTTTATTTTTTGGTCGTAGGCTCGAACATGCTTTTGGTAACTGGACAGCGCATTACACTAGCTTGAAGATTCACAAGGAAGTAGATCCTTATGACTTCATGCCAAATGAACAGCGTAAGGAAATATCTCTTGAAGAATATATGGAAGCTAATTTTGGTACGGGGTAAGGAATCAGCTTAGGTTGGTTTCTCCTGCTCCTAGATAGAGCATCCTAAATAAAGACAGCCTCCTTCGGGAGGTTTCTTTTTGACCAAAGAATTAGTATGTTGTCTTGAATTATAAATATTTAGGTCCTTGATAATTTATGAAATGTATTATTTTACCCATTTTAATTTTAAGCTTATTTGGATGCACCTCCAATCAAAACAAAATAACGCCTCCTGACGGTTGGCGAGTATCTGATAAAGAAGATGTAGTTGATGACTGGGCCAGATATAATGCTCCAAATAAAATTGTTAGTGATTTTAATAACGATGGCAAGTCAGATACCGCCCAAATTCTCCTTAAAAAAAGTTCACCAAAAGGTTTTAAGCTCATAGTTGATATGGGTGATCTAGGGCAATTCCCACTAGAAGAGAATGATGAAATTACTCCTCAAAGCTTAGCCATCGAGCTTTTGAATCCGTCGGAGGAGGTATGGGAAAGTGCATGTGAAAAAGGCTATTGGGATTGCGAGAGCGGAGAAATAAGGAATTTTAAAATTACAAATCCCAGTATTCAATTTTGTTTGATTGAATCGGCATGCTCTATTTTTATATGGTCTGATAGAAATAGGAATTTCACCAGAATACCTATTTCAGATTGAATTTATTGATTAAACCCCGCATAGCGGGGTTTTTTATTGCCTGAGGAAAAGTTATGGCAGCAGCTTCACTGGGCAGACTAACCCTGGATTTAGTCGCACGAATTGGTAGTTTTACTGAGCCAATGACAAGAGCGGAACGTCAAGCAAGAAATTCAAGCAATAATATTGCAGACAGTTTTAGCGTTGCAACTGTGGCTGCGACTGCATTAGGCGCGGCTGTCGCAGGAATTTCAGTAGGTGGTTTAGTTGCTTTTGCTAACCAAACGATTCAAACAGGCAGTGATATTAAGAAATTTGCACAATTAGCAAATACTACTTTTAGAGATTTCCAATACTACGCAAAAGGTGCTGAAACCGCAGGTATCTCAATGGAGTCTTTTGCAGACAAAATGAAAGATATGCAGGATCGCATTGGTGATTTTCATCAATCTGGCGGAGGTCCTTTAGCTGACTTTTTTGAGAATATTGCCCCATTGGTTGGTGTAACTATTCAACAGTTCCAAAAGTTATCTGGTCCAGAAGCCTTGCAGCTTTATTATGACTCTCTTAAAAAAGTAGGCGCCACTCAAAATGACATGAAGTTCTACATGGAGGCGATCATTTCTGATTCCTCTTTATTAATTCCTTTGCTAGAAAATGGCGGACAGGGCTTCAAAAAGTGGGGGGATGCTGCTGAACGAGCAAACGCAATTTTGTCGGATGACATGATTCAAAGTCTAGCATTGGCAAAAGAGAATGTTCAGTTATTAAATTTACAATGGGAAGGTTTGCAAGCCACTTTTGTGAATGCTGTAGTACCAGTGGTTCAAACTGTTTCAGACAACATGGATAATGTCAAAGCTGTTGCGCTGGCATTGACAGCAGCTATTGCAACAAAGTTGGTTATTCAGGGTGCAATTCTAGCGGGCACATTTACTATGGCTGCAATTCGTGCCGGAGTAATGGAAGTATCATTGATGGCGCTTCAAGGTAGAGCTACAGGAACTGCGGCCAGCATGGGCATACTTCGTGGGGCAATGGCATTTCTTGGTGGACCAGCTGGTTTAGCTATGCTAGCTGTTCAGGGGATTGCTGCTGGAGCAGCGTTCCTATATATGAAGAAGTCTAGCGATTCTTTGGATCCATCTTTAAGTACACAGGGTAAATCGATAGCTGAATTAACAGCAGAATATGAAAAGCTGGATGCCACTCAGAAGCGTGTACTCACTCGAAAAGCAACTGATGAACTTAATGAGGCTAATAAAGTTTATCGGGAACAAAAGAATGAGCTACTAGGACTTATAGATGCAGTTACGCGCAATTCAAAAGTTTCTGAGAAGGATCGAGGTACCGCTGCGCAACTTTTTGAGCAGTATCGACAAGGTAAAATCAGTTCTAACGAGTTGGCTACTGCTGTAAATAGCTTGGCTACAGTAAGCGATGCTGCGAAATCAAGTATTGATAAAAAGGCAGAGGCTGTTGGTAAAGAGTCAGATACAGTCAGTAATGCCCAATCTACCCTCGATGTGTATAACGGTAAAGTCAAAGAAAATACTAAAACAAATCGAGAAAATGCTAGATCTATTAGCGATCAAGCTAGTGCATTATCACTTTTGACTCAAAGGCAACGAGAGGCATTAAAGGACATTCAGGATCAGGTTGCTAAAGCCAATTATGTTGACGCCAACATGGCTGCTGGATGGAGCCGAGAAAGGGCGGAATATTTTGCTGATTACCGACAAAATGCTGGGTTGAGTTTTACAGGAGCTTCATTATCTGCTCAAGAAATTAAACAAGTTGAGGCAGGCTATAAGCTTCAACAACAAACCAAGGCACGGGAAGAGTCTGAAAAGAAAATTGAAGAATCAAACCGTAAAAAGCTCGAATTAAGCCAAAAGCAGTATTCATTTACTAAAGCAGAACTCCAGATGCTGCAAAAAGTAGCCGAACTTAATGCGAAGCACAATTTGAATGAGATCGGTGCAAAGTATGGCGTTCCAGATAATTTGATAGCTGCTGTTATGGCGCAAGAGTCTAAAGGGGATATTAATGCTAAAAGCCCAACAGGTGCGATAGGACCATTTCAGACAACCAGTATTTTTAGAAAGCAATATGGCTTGTCTGTTGGAGATTCCTACAATGTCCCAAAGGTTGCTGATGCAATTGCGAGAGACTTATCTAAATCTTTTGAGGTTTTTGGTAATTGGCATGGTGCAATTACAGCTGTAAATGCAGGGGTTACAGGAACTAAAAATCTTTTAGCGAAAGGATTTACAGGATCAGCAGCCAAAACCAAAGAAGCTAAGGGATATGCACCTTTGGTTGGTAAATGGCTTGCTGGTTTAAATGGGACAACTGCAAAGGGTTCTAGCATCTTGGATGGGGATGCAGCGGAAAATGTCAAAGCTTGGGGAGATTACTGGGCTGAAGTTGAAGCAATCAAGGCTGAGTCACTGGAGCGTCAAAAGAATGTTGCTAAAACATACTTTACCGAAGAGCAACAACTATCTGCCGATAATGAACAGAAAATCAAAGACATTAAACTGGCGTTTGCAGGTGATCAAACCTCTATTGATAAGTATCTTAAACTGCAAGAGATTGCTTATCAAAAGGATGTTAAGGAATATGAGTCACAGCAAAAACTAAAAGTAATTGCTGACAAAAAAGCCTTGCTTGAAGTTCGCCAAAATTGGATGTCCGCAGCCGATTATGCTCGAGAATATTACGCACTAGTTCGTGAAGAAATTCTGGCTACTGCTGAATATTCGCCTGATATGAAACATGCCTTGATTAAAGAGACAAATTTAAATCAGGGAATGGAACAAAATGCTGAGCGAGAGCAGATTTGGGGGGATTTTCAGTCCATGATGGGCCTTGATAAATCCCCATACCAGCAAGACATGGATTTACTTGCAGAAGCACGTGCACAAATGTTGATTACCGAAGAGGAATTTCAATCTCAACGGTTAAGATTACAGTCTGCATATGGCTCCCAATATGCAGCAGATTTTGCAGGTATGATGATGGGGTTGGTTGATTCATCAAGTTCTGCTTATGCCATTCTTGGCGGTATACAGAAAGGTGCAGCTCTATTTTCAACTGCTATGAATAGTTATGCAGCTATTTCAGCGGCTTGGGCTTCAGCCCCTTTCCCATACAACCTACCTGCTGTGGCTATGGCCACTATGGAAACAGGGCTTTTACAAGCAGCAGTATCTGCACTTAGTCCAACTGGTTATGCAAATGGTGGCTTCACTGGTTATGGTGGTAAGTATGAGCCTGCTGGCATTGTGCACCGTGGCGAAGGTGTCTTGACCCAAGAAGAAATTGCAGCTCTAGGAGGTCCAGCAGGGTTCTTTGCATTACGACAATCTATCAAGAATGGTTTTGCAGATGGTGGATTGGCTCTTGATGCTCCTAAAGTTCTGAACATGCAAAGTTCCAAAATGAATGGTTATCGTGAGCAGGCTAGTCAGTCACAGAAACAAGTCATTGATAACCAATTGCGAGTCATCATGGTTAAAAATGAGGATGAAGCAAAAGAATTTCTATATAGCCCAGACGGTCAGAAAGCCTTTCTTTATCATATGAAACGAACTGGCTATGCGAAACGGTAACCGCCGTTCTAGGCAGTTTTCTATATTAGGGGGATATTGGGTAAACCTATGGCTAGGGAATATAGTTTTTAGTAAGATTCATCTGTTTGAAAATTCATGAAAAAAATAATTTTTTTGAAGAGGGTGAAATGAAACTAAAAGCTATATTTACTACTTTATTAGCATTAACAGCCATGAATACATGGGCTTTGGATTTGGATAATCTAACTCTAGATGATTGTAAAGATAATGCTGATATCTTAGGTTATATGATGACTATCAAATCACAATGTAACCTTGATGAAGAAAGCGCGAACAGCGAAATTGCTGAAGCTATTTTCCAAATGAGCAAACAATGTATAGCCCAATATGGTGAAACCACAATGGGGAATGCAACTCGTGTTGGTATATTCTCAACCAAAAGTGAATTGGAAGAAACTGGCAGAAATGCAACTTGCTTAAGAGCACTGACAGATTATCCAGAACTTTTTGATTAATTTAATACTGTAATTGACCGTCCAAATGGGCGGTTTTTTATGGCCTAAAATTTGAGGACAAAATGAAAATACAAACGTCATATGGCGAGGTGCATGTATTAACAAATTGCCCTCTACTTGAATCTACTGAACGGCTTGAGTTCTTAACTGAAGTTCATGAATCATTTGATGGGAGTGAAGAGCGTAATGCATTGCGAGATGCACCACGGCAGATCCTGAGCTTTAAGTACGTGCAAATGCAGAAAGCCATGGGTGACATGTTCCATATGTTGTATGCCAATTTACGAAACTACTGGGGCATACCTCTGCGACAGGTGAAACGTAGCATTCCTGATATTGCTGAGGATGATTTTATTATCCTGGATACATCAAATACTCAAGCCGACTTAAAAGTCGGTTTCGCTTTTATAGAGAGTCGTGAAGGTGTTCAGGTGGTCGAAATTACCGAGATCGGGCGCTACATCATCATACAAGAAGAAATTCGAGATCCTGAAACAAATGAAGTGATTCAGCCATTAATCACTGAATATCAAGACGGCTTTCGACTTTCAGCAAATATCACGGTAACCAATGCGGTGATGATGCCTTTACGGATCTGCATTATTGATGGCGATGCCTCACTCAATGCAGGCGGTTTTTGGTCCAATGCTTCGGTGGTCTTTCGTGTGATTGCTGAAGATTTGCCCGAGCATGATGGTGATGAACCAACACAGTATTTGGGCGATGACCTGTATTTCAATCCTTTGGTTTTGGATGGTGATTCTTTAGAGATGACCTTGACCCAACATCAAAGTATTGTAGACGGCACGATTGGTGGATTTCAGCAATTTACCCATCATGTAAAGCCGCACTACATGAAGCCATTTAAGTCAGTGCTGAAAGACTGGTCAGAGTTTTATGAATACCGACGTTTTCTGTTTCGACGCATGGGACGTTTAAAACCCTTTTGGATGCCTTTGTATGAAAAGCATCTACATATCACCAATACAGGCACTGTCTATAACGTCCTGAATACCGATACAGCATACTTTTTGGAAGCAGATCGCAAGCACATTGCAGTTAAGATCAATGATGTCTGGACAGCACATACCATTACTGCCAAAACAGCAACGACTTTGACGGTTTCACCCGCTTTGAATGTGCCTGTGGGCAGTATTCAAAAGGTGTGTTATTTAGGTCTACATCGCTTTGATGCGGATCAAATTGAATTCCAATTTCTAGGTGCAGGTAAAACCCAAGTCACCGTACCAATTGTGGTGCTATCTTCATGAAAACACGTGTCGAGCTGTATCAGCTTAAGCATGGCGATAAGACTTGGAATTTCACCAGTGCACGTAAAACTGTGGTCCATAACAGTATTGAATATTTACCAGTTCGTGGCTTACAACGTACTGTGATTGAAGATGAAAGCATTGATAAATGTGATACCGAAGTGACTTTTCCGCAAATGAATTTGCTTAATGCAGATGGGGATGACCTGAAAGCTGTATTCATTAACAAGATATTCTATGGCGGGGTAACGATCACTATCTTAGAGCTTTTGAATAACGAAACACTGGTCTTGCACAAAGGACGTGTAACGCAGCCCAAGTTTGATGAATCTGCAGATACGATGACTTTGGTCTGTGAGACTGGAGAGTCTTACTTAAACCGCAATATTCTAACGCGGAAGTTTCAGGCCACATGCCCAAATTCAATTTATGACCGCTTCTGCGGTCTTTCTTTTGAACAATGGTCCTTTGATGTGACCGTTACTGCGATTAGCGATTTGAACATTTCATTCACAGTCAACCCGACTCAAGTTGTCGATGAGAATGGCGATCCTGTCTTTGAGCAAGTTCCTGTCTTGGATGGTGAGGGTAACCCAGTTCTAGATGGAGAAGGCAATCCGACCTATGAGAATGGTGATCCAGTAATGGAAACCAAAACCTACCCAGATGGCTATTTGTATCTCGGATTATTGGTCAAAGATAGTGTGCACACATTACTGATTACAGGATCAGGTACGGGTGCCAAGTTGTATCGGCAACATATTGGTTTACAAGTCGGTGATGTCGTCCGAGTCGCACCAGGTTGTGATCAGTCTTTGAAAATGTGTCATGAGAAATTTGCCAATAATTTACGGTTTGCTGGACATCCATTTATTCCGAATAGCAACCCAATTTATACGCAATTAATTAAATGAGGAGAGTCAAATGGTTATTGCACCTTGGGTAATTTACGCGATGCTTGCGTTGATGGTGGCCACAGCAGCATATAGCTATTACACCATGCGCAAAATGCAAAAGAAAAATAAGCAAGAGGCTAATCAACTGGATGGAACGATTGCAGATGAAGGAACTTCATTTTCTGACATTGCGGGAAGTCCGCACATGTATGGCAACATGACGCATATTTGGGGGCAACGAACTACGCCAATTAAATCGAAGTCAGGTAAGTGATGAAAATCTATATGTCTGATTTACGCAAAACCCAGATGTGTGCTCGCGGATCGCGGGCATTTTTTTTGTCCAAAGGTTGGGATTGGAAAGACTTTCTAGAAAATGGAATTGATCTCGAAATTGTTGAGCAGACCAATGATGCAATGGCGCAGCAAGTTGTGGAGTATGTAAAAAATGGGCGGGAGCAGTAAGCAAGTCACAGGCTATCAATACTTTGCCAATTTCCTTTTGTTTATTGGTAATCCGATTGAAAAGTTGCTAGGAATTAATTTTGACAAACGCGGATGGGCAATCCCATTACTCGATGATCAGGGTAATCCGCTGGATGTTGGAATGATCAATAAACCAAATTTGTTTGGGGAAAACGAGGGAGGTGTAGCAGGTCAAATCCATGCACGTTATGGCACAGCCAATCCTATGCCAGTCTCTTTTTACACAGATTATCTTGCTGAAAATGACTTACCACCATTGGCTTATCCGTTTCAATCCTACCTTGCATTTGAAGATTTTTATCTGGGTAACTCTGGATATATGAAAGAAATGCTGCTTTGGCCAAAGCGAATTCACATTAAGAATGATTACAGCCCGCAATGGTATGACGCTAAAGCAGAAGTTCCAGATTTAACTAAAATAGTAGATTATAAAAATAACTTTGAAATCAATAATGATATTCTGTATCAGGAATTTACTTATTATTTTTCAGATCTCGAAGATGGGTTTTCTAGAGATGAATTATTTAGGGGATTGCCTTTAGGTGATGGTTCAGGTTCAAACGATGCTCAAGGCAATGTGGATAATTATCAACAGTCAATTCTGAATCGCGTGCAAGGCTCTGGATTTTTACAATTCCAGTTTATCAAAATAACTTATTTGATTATGTATCATACAGTTCAAATGGACACTAATGTTCCGCCTGGACTCGAGATTTTTGAATATACAGAAGAAGATGTAACCAGTGAATATCCAAATACTTTTGGATTTAAAGCAAGACGCGTGACCTATATTTGTCGTTCATCTGCGACTGATATTGGTTTGGATATGCATGGGAAATATGGTTTTGATGGTCGTTTTAAGTTTGATTATGATGTGGTGAATCAACTCAATTTGAGTTATTACGATCGCAATAATATTAAAAATGCATCATTTTCAATTTCTGAAAATGCATCCATCAAAAATATGCAAGGTCGAGTCAATGCTGAGAGTTCAGATTTTCCATATTTTATGAATCAGCGTAATGCTGCAATCGTAGCGCAATGGAAGCTCAAACAATTCACAACACCGTGTTGGAAAGGATCTTTTACGACTGGCCACAATCAGGCGCGTAAGTGGAACCGCTATGACATTGTAAAATTGAATTGGTCCAGAAAAGGCATTGCTGATCTGCCGGTACGGATTATGAGTATTAATCTGGGTGATGGGGTAGACAATACAGTCAGTATTGATTTTGTTGAAGTTGTACCGTTTTCTGATGAATTAACATCTACCGTGGTCATTGATGACAAGATTGATGTAACACCAGTGCCACCACAATCCATTTTATTTAAAGCTTTTGAGTTGTCTTATTTTGAAGCTGTACAAGCTCATGGTCAACGCACAGTAGATGACGAGTTAGCTTTTAATCCAGATTCTGGCTATGTTGCTGTCGTAGCACAACGTTCTCAAAATAACTCATTGAATGCCCAAATGCATACAGATGCTGGCACTGGATATGAAAATTCAGCAGTAATTCAGTACTGTGAAACAGCTCAACTTGATCAATCAATAGACAGCCTTGCATCATCATTCATTGTAAAAAAAGTTGGAGGCTTGGCTTCTGTTCGAATTGGAAGTCAAATCTTTATAAACAATGAAATTATGGTGTTTCAAGGTTTTGATGCAGCATCTAAGTTATTAACAGTAAAGCGCGGTGCGTTGGATACAATCCCGAAAACCCATGCTGATGATAGTGTTTTATTCTTTGCTGATGATTTTGTTGCAGTAGATTCGACTGAGTATGCTGAGGGAGAAGCCATTGATGTAAAAGCATTGAGTACGACACCAAGTGGCATTTTAGATTTATCTGGCTCTGATACTCAAACAGTCACTATACATTCACGTGCTATACGACCATACCCACCAGCAAATGTGAAAATTAATGCTCAATATTTCCCAATAGAAATTGAGACGGATCTAATTTTGACATGGGTGGACCGAAATCGATCACAACAAACAGGTGGTGAAATTCTTGGTTGGTTTGAGAGTGGAGTTGCGATAGAGGCGAATACACAGACCTATTTAACCTTGATTGAGTTAGATGAAGCCAATCTGGTTCTTGCAAGTAATGTCGTCAATGTAACAGGGTCGAGAAGTTATACACTGCCAATGTCCTCAATGCAGCCAGCCACGAGATCAGTGCAAATTGTTTTAAAAACAACGAGAGAGGGATATGACTGTTTGATGCCAATACAACATACGGTTGAAATCGCCACGTTCTTTAGTGCGCCTTACAATATTTCAGCAACAGTGAGCATAGTATGAATGTTGCAATAAATTATACATACGCCATTGATGGTTTAACCCATGGCGCGAACTATTACAGATCATTAACACCCATGAATACTGCTGCCATGCCGGCAGCAGTAACAACTGGGATTACAGGAAATTCTTATCAAGATACTTCAGCCGAAACAAATAAGACCTATTACGTAAGATTTGGGTCATATCGCAATAGCATTGAAAAAATCAGTGATGAGTATGTTGTTGATACAACAACAGGACTTTGGTATGGCGCTGTAAAGGTTGTATTTGATATATCTAATGCAGCTAGAAAATATAATTCATTAACCAGTATTGCTTCAACATCTTCGATGGGGGCTACATTAAGTGACACTGTGAAATGGCTTGGTGGGGTATTAGCCCCAAATGGAAAGATATATTGTATTCCTGCGAATGCTACAGATATCTTAATCATTGACCCTGTAGCTGGAACGGCAACACGTTCTGCAATGGGCGCATCTTTGAGTGGAGCAAATAAATGGTATGGTGGTGTTTTAGCCCCAAATGGGAAGATTTATTGTATTCCATATAATGCAACAGACATTCTAATCATTGACCCTGTAGCTGGAACGGCAACACGTTCTGCAATGGGCGCATCTTTGAGTGGAGCAAATAAATGGTATGGCGGTGTTTTAGCCCCAAATGGAAAGATTTATGCTGTTCCGCGAGATTCTGCCGATATCTTGATTATTGACCCTGTTGCTGGAACGGCAACACGTTCCGCAATGGGTACAACATTAAGTGACACTGCGAAATGGATTGGCGGGGTATTGGCTCCGAATGGGAAAATCTACGGAATACCTCTGAGCTCATCAAACATCTTGATTATTGACCCTGTTGCTGGAACGGCAACACGTTCCGCAATGGGTGCAACATTAAGTGACACCGCGAAATGGTTTTGTGGAGTATTGGCTCCGAATGGGAAAATCTATGGAATCCCATATAATTCTACGGATTTCTTGATCATTGATCCTGTCGTGGATACAGCAACAAGATCAGCTATGAGCGCATCTTTGAGTGATTCTGGAAAATGGCATGGCGGTGTTTTAGCCCCAGATGGGAAGATTTATTGCATTCCTGCGAATGCTACAGATATTCTTGTTATTAATACCAATACTGGCGTTGCAACTCGGTCAACACTTGGTGCTACTTTAAGTGGAACATCAAAATGGGTTGGAGGGGTTATGGCTTTAAATGGAGGTATTTACGGTATTCCTCACAACTCAACATACATCTTAAAAATTGAGCAAGACTTAAGTGTACCTAGTTTAGATCATAAAGTAGCTTTATCGCCGCATTTAAATAAATTGTAAAGTTTGAAATCAAAGTAGTGAGTGCCGCGTTAAGCGGTTTTTTTATGTCAAAAATTTGGGGAAATATATGGAGCCTGTCTCTACAAGTAGTTTTGGATTAACAGCACTTTTAAAATTTTATGGTGCGGCAATTATGGTGACTTTAGCTGTGGCTTTGGTCGCTGCAGTGGTTTTGATGACGCGTATGCCACGCTCACCACAAGAATGGGCTGTCGGCTTAATTTGCACAGTGGTCTCCAGTCTAGCAGGTGGATCATTCATCATTGTTAAATTTTCCCTACATTCATGGGTGACTGACATTTGGGGGATGATTACTCTCGGTGGCTTCTTCTTTGTATGTGGATTACCTGGTTGGGCGATTGTGCGCTGGATTTTCAATTACATCGACAAACAGGAAGGAAAGACCATTATAGAAGTCATGAAAGAGCTGAAGAAATCTAAAGACAACCTGACGAAATAACATTAATTCAACCAATGCCGCCTTAGAGCGGTTTTTTATTGCCTATAGGAAAGTGAAATGAACATCGAACAGTTTTTAAATGAATTGATCCAGCGCGAAGGTGGTTACGTGAATGATCCGACTGATCGTGGTGGTGCGACCAAATACGGCATTACTGAAGCGGTTGCACGCGCCAATGGCTACAAAGGTCACATGAAGGATTTACCAGTTGACGTGGCCAAGGCCATCTATAAAAAACAATACTGGACTTTGCCTCGCTTCGATCAGGTAAATATTATCAACTCAAAAGTAGCTGAAGAGTTGCTGGATACAGGCGTGAACTGTGGCGTTGCCTTTGCAAAGTCATTATTGCAGCGAGCACTTAATTTGCTGAATAACCAAGGCAAGGAAGGTTGGCAAGATTTAGCGGTTGATGGGGTGTATGGTCCAGCAACTTTATCAGCTTTAAAAACTTACTTGGCTAAGCGTGGTAAAGATGGTGAGACCGCTTTATTGCGGGTACTTAATATCTTGCAAGGCAATCGTTACATTGAAATTGCTGAACGAAATCCAAGTCAAGAAAAGTACTTTTATGGATGGGTTTTGAACCGGGTGGTGATCTGAAAGCCAGGACATGATTAGTCGTTCTGTATGCAGTATTTTTTTTTAGGTGTAAATGATCAAGCCAAGTAAGTTTAGAAAACTACTGGTTTGATCTTAATAAAACTAAAGTAAAACACCAAAGTTAGTAAAAAAATTTAATAGTTAATTGTAAATTTAAAAAATTATAGAATTAATACATGTATTTAATTATATTCATCATTCAAATAATAACTTGTGTATTACATGAAAAAGATAATTTTATTAGCAATAATGCTAGGGTTAGCTGGGTGTTGGGAGAATGGTTCATCTGATGTCACTTCAACCACAAACAATCAAAGTACAGAACTAACATCAAATAACATTCAACAAGCATCTGCTCGATCAATATCAACATATTCAATGACTGTACCGTTTGATGGATGGCATTTATTTAACCCAAATGCAAGAATTCAGGAAAATGCTTGCTGGTCACCTGTTGATCCAAACCATCTTATAGAACTAAACAATAATCGAAATGCCCTAAGCCGATGCGAAAATTAATTATGAAAGTAAATATCAAAGAGCTTCTTGAAGAGATTTTCCCTCCTTTCCCATTAGGGGATAACCGCTCTCTACTTGAGTGTGATTTTTATGATACACATTATGGATATTTTGAACAAATTGATGATGACTACATATCTGCAATAGGAGTGTCTACAGAAGACTTGATTCTTGAATATAACTTTGACTGGCCTGAATTTTATTTAAAAATTGGATTAGAAGCGGCTTGTTCACGTAGCAGACCGCATGAAGGGATCAAAACATGGAAAGATGTAAGTTATGAATACTTGTATTACTTTGGGCAAAACTGTAGTTATTTAAGCTCAGAGGGCTTTAAATTCTTTTTACCTGCTGCATTCTATTATTTTCTATCAACTGATGAAAATAAAACTTACATGGACTCGTTCGTTTTTAGGTTGAACTCACAATGGGAAAAAGATCAACACGTTTTTGACGATGACCAAAAAAAATTTATTATTGAATTTGTAATAGATCACTATAAAGGATATGTATCCTGGATACCTGAACTTTAATAAAACTACCGCCCAAAATCCACACCCCGATCTTGATTAGATTGGGGTATTCATTTCTTTTTTCCATTCTTTCATTTGAGAGCTATTGATACAGCGCAGGAGTACTAAAATGAATATGATGTTCAATGCACCACATCCTGGTGAAATGTTACGGGAATACCTTGGTGAAACTCCTGTGACGGAGGCAGCTCAAGCACTAGGCGTTACTCGTGCAAATCTTTCTCGTATTTTGAATGGCCATACAGGTATTTCCGCAGATATGGCAATTCGTTTAAGCGAGGCTTTGGAAACTTCTCCAGAGTTTTGGTTGAATTTGCAGATGCAGTATGATTTATGGATGGCAAGCCAACGTCAGCGACCAGTTATAAAGAAACTGGTTCAGAATTTTGCATAAATAAAGCGCCGTGTGGTGCTTTATCTTTTCTTCTTCGGGCACTTCTTACCATTTCCACCTGGCAAGCAATCACATGCTTGACCATCGCCGTCACGGTCTAGGCTTTTCCAGCCAGTTTGTCCTGACTTTTTACGTTGTTCATACCATTTCTGTGCTTGCTGCTGAGTAGAAAAGTCAGCGCATTTTTTTGCATGAACCTGGATGGAAGCGAACCCCAAAACTAAAATAAGTAAAAATTTCATAAATTATTTTAAAGTCAGAATATTAGCCGAAGTCTAGCAACACTCAGCTTAATAGCTCAATGAATCTAGTTAAAAAGTCGTATAAAAGTCAGTTTAGTTGACAAATCTTTGAATTAGCCAGATTTTTTGGTTGACAAATCACGGTTTTAGCCATAAAAAGTGAACTTGAATTGAAATGTAAGTTTTCTTTCAATTGTTCTATAAGTTGAACATAATATAATCAACATGACTTTAAAATAATTTGTAATGTCAAAAGTGGGTAAAAAGGGCAAAGCTGCCCAACAGAGTCTTGATCTATTCGATCCAGCTGTTCAACAAGAACAAGCTGGCGATCTCGATTTTGTATTGAAAATCCATGACGGGCATTTGCATGATTTAGAAATTTCTAGTGTCTCAAATTTACTATCTGCTCTAGGTCAAATAGTTGGTATTAAGCAGGCCTCTTTCAAAACTATTAAAGAAGGCTCAACAACCATTGCGGTGACTATACCGAATGACCTCAGACAAGCAGCTATTTTAAATGTCACCAAAGATACAGCTGCAAAACATAGGCAGATTGCCCGCATTCAAAAAGAATTAGGTAAGTACGGATATCATCGTGCTGAAATTTCATATGGCAATATAAAAGATGATGAAGTTTATGAGCCTAAAGAAATTCTATATGTAGTTCCTGAACTAGAGACTGAAGAAACCTTCATTCAAGAAGAGTCTTTGGATGGACGTTTAACTCGCTTGCAAATTGGGCGTGATACGTCAGATCACATCACCATTATTTTAAAAAATGGTGTGGAAGTTCCAGCGCAGTGCTCTAAGAAATTATTAGAAGAATTAAAGCCATACTTTAATACTGATACAAATTTAAGATTTGAAGGGGAAGCCTCTTATTTATCGAAATCTAATTCTTATCAATTAACGCTTAAAAAATACATCATCAGTAAGTTCCATGTCATTGAAGATGTCAGCTTAGAAGAGTGGATTGATGACTTTAGAGCAAAAGGTGCATCGAATTGGTCTACACACGATGACCCGATAGCTGAGTGGTTGAAGGAGCGACAAGATTGATTATCTTAGATACAAATGCCTTAATTACATTATTAACTAAAGATAAAGATGAGGCGGAATATAAGAACCTTGTTGTTTTCCTCAATCAAGGAAAAAACTTTTCAATGGCTTTGCCGATGCCAGCAATTTCTGAGTTTATTGCAGGTGATGACAATGAAGCACGTTCTTTAAGTTTGCTTAAACCAAACTCTAAGTTTAAAAATTTGGATTTTGATGCAAAAGCAGCGTTAAGCGCTGCTAAAGTTTATCGTGAATATCGTAACTTGCCAAAGAATAGAAAGTCTCAAGATCCACGTCAAAAAGTTAAAGTTGATATTCAAATTATTGGGATCGCACTTGCTAATAATGCCACAGCCATTATTTCTCATGATCAAGGGCTCCAAACAGTTGTAAAAGAGCTTGGTTTGGCTTTGGCTGTCTATGATTATATGGATAATAACTACTTTGAACAGATGGCAAGTGTAATTGTGACTGAAAGTCAACAAGTTCAATAAACTCAAATTCTATAAATAATATCAGGTTGATTTTCTATGTTTGAAAAGCTTTCTATAAAAAATTTTAAAAGTATTTCTGACTGGCAGGACTTGAGGTTAGCGCCAATAACTTTAATATATGGTCCTAATTCATCAGGTAAATCATCTTTAATTCAGGCTCTACTCATGTTACAGCAGACAATGATTAAGCCAAATAGGAATGGTGGTTTAGTTGCGAATGGAGAAAACATAAAGCTTGGAAGCTTTCCTGTTATAGTTAATAGACATAATATAAATGAAGATATTGAAATTAAATTAAATTATTTTATTGAAAGTAATAGTAAAAAAAATAAAGATAAATATTATAGATCGTTTGAATTTTCTTACGGTTATTGTAATGGGTCGGACTATAATTTTTCCTTTTTAAGGAAGTACAAATATGAATTTGATTTAGAGTTTAGTAATAAGAAAAAAAGAGTTTCAAGTAGTTTTGTTTCTAATCTAGATTCTTTGAATATAAATAAGTTAAAGAAAACAGAAGCAATAGATGAGTCATTTTCCTTTAAATATAACGGGGATTATTTTTACGATGATTTTATTAACAAGAGATTAGAGAAATCTATAACAGATAAGGCTATTTTTAGAAAAATGCTTACTCTGCCTACTTATAAAAGTACACTGAATTTTTCTGTGCCATCTTCAAGTGAAATTGTTTTTAATTTAGCTCCAAATGCAAGTTTTCAAATACATCAAGATCAACTGCAAGTAACTCCAATAATTAATAATATAATTGTTAATATTGCTATTGATTTAAAGTCGAAATTGGAAAAAATTTCATATATTGGGCCACTAAGAAAGAGAATAGAAAAAACTTACATTGTTGATAATGATTTTGAGTCAAGTGTTGGAGTTGATGGAAGTAAGATAGGGTATTTTTTATATGCACAAGAAGATACTCTTTTAAATGAAATAAATAATTATTTTAAACAGTATGAGATACCGTATGAAATTTTAATAAATAAATTAGGGGATGATTCAACAGGCCCCATAATATCAATATTATTACGAGATATTAGAACTGATACAGTTGTTGGTCCTTCAGATGTGGGAGTTGGAATTAGTCAAATCTTACCAATTATTATTGAGGGAACAATTAGGAAAAATTCTATTATTTGTGTTGAACAACCAGAAATTCATTTACATCCAAAACTACAAGCAGACTTAGCCGAATTTTTTGTTGATACATGTAAAAATAATCAGTGGATTATCGAAACGCATAGTGAAGCCTTAATGTTGCGTCTTCAAAAATTATTACGCATGAAAGATGAAAGAATTAAACCTAATGATATATCAATTGTTTACGTTAATCCAACTTCAAATGGTTCAAAGCTTCATCATATTAGATTAGACGAAAATGGTAATTTTAGAGATGAATGGCCAGCTGGGTTTTTTGACGAACGTATTGATGAAATTTTTGGGTAATATATTATAATGTTAGTTAAGTTTACTTTAGATAAAGATTGTTTTTCATCTGAAGCATTAAATGATGAGTTAAATACAAATAGTCATTTAGTTTTGGAAGAGTATTGGTCTAAATATGGTGTATTAATATATCCGGAAAAATTCAATAAATTAGAATTTTTAAAAGGGTTGAAATGTGCTAAGGATAAGCAAAAATGGTCTTTGAAGTTGAATGGTAATTTATTTAGATCTTTTGAACTATGTGAAAATTGGGAAAGCATGGAGGAGCAAAACAAGAAAGACCCGAGATATAAAGATTTACTGGATTATGAGGAGTATTTCCAAGCTTTAATTGTTGATGAAACTAACTATTTAGAAGCTAAATCACTTGAAGAAGTTTCTAGAAGAAATAGGGATTTGGAAATTTTAGCTCCAGGAATGGGGGGTGATTCTAATAAATTAAAAGCTGTTAAAGATAAGG